ATCTTCTGTATATATCATAAAGCATACCTTCTGAAAGTATGCCAAGAAAATCTTTTGGTATACCAGGCACAGCTGCCGAACTCGTCATTTCATTTGGTCTTTTAATCCAGTATATTCTTAAATTATCGTTGTTTTCAGCAACATCATCAGTTGATACCGGTATCGGAGCAACCCAAACTGACCGATCTTTAAACCAGTACTTTGGATCACCTTGGCTAAAAGATGCGTTGATATCGCTATCAAGCATTGTGGGATTATTCATTTCCTGTAACGATATTGGATCTGCAACCATCCAGTTTGTCCCATCATAAGAGATTTCAACTCTTAATAGTTTAATTAATCCTCCACCATATATTCCGTTGTCGCCCGCACCGGTAGTGTCGTCTATTGGCAGGGCATATTCTCTTTGATCTGACTCGAGATCTGTGCTTGATATTTCCGCATATATATCCTCGTTTAATCCGATAAGTTCACGGACTAGAAGCGAGAAATATTTATTTGCAATTGGCAGTAATACTGTATCTGGGAGGGTTGTGGAATCCTTTCCGGACAATCCCCTAACATCAGTATACACATTACTTAGTGTCTGGTAGCTACTTGGCATAATAGATTCTTATATTTTAAGTATACCATATTTCATTACATTTTTCAACTATTCTATGTAAAACGTCTAACTGCTGGTAAATACTTATTATATTTTACGGTATCATCAAGCGGGTCATCCTGTAGTTTCCAGCAGGCTAGGGCTAGTGCATTTAACGTATCGTCTGGCCTTGCCGATCCCAGTTTAATTAATCCACTTTCCATTATTTTATATGTAAATGACCGTATTTCCTCAATAAGTACGGGTATTTTAGGGAATCTTATAGTACCACGTTCCATGAATAATGATAGTTTATCTATAAGCATTGTCTTGGTTTTATTGGTATATTTAAATTCTGTGTCAACATTAGCCCCAATTTCCATAAGATTCTCTGAGAACATATCGCCACCATGCCCAGTTGCATCAAGTATTATTTCTCCACCAAAATATCTATTTGATATATCAAGAACTTTTTGTCGCATATAATCCCACGACATCTGATTAACCCTATAAAACCCCACTAGTCTGTGTGTCATCCTATCCATTACACAAACCACTGTAAAATCTTCTAACTTGGCTATGTCAACACCAATATAATATAAATGTCCTTCAATCGGATTCTCAAACCACTCATGTTCATCTGCTATAATAATAGAATCGTCTATACACCTATCCCAATTCTTGAATCTAGTCCCAGTACCCTCTTTAAATTCTCCAAGATATTCTGATATCCATCTACTTCGTGGAGTAGATCTTTTTATTGCCCCTAATTCAGTAACGCTTATAGCTGGATTATTTGTCCCAATTATATTACCATCAATATCTTCTAATGCTGTTGGAAATTTAAATGAAACATAATCAGGATCTTTTACGGGGCTATCTTTAAGCCCCATTCTGTATGCGTTATAAAACCAATTATATCCAAACGGGTTTGATATCATAAATGCACGGCCCTTAGACCCATCAGCTAAGTTTGGACGAATATATCCATCCCAAATTCCTTCATCCATTCTTGCAGCCTCGTCCATAACAGCAAGATTTATTCCTTTACCAAGTAATGATTCTGGAGTTTCAGTTGTTTTCATCCATAGTTTTGCCCCAGTGGTTTTGTTCTCAATTATTCTATCATGCTTATTAACTCTAAATGGTCCATATTCACCTTGGAAATATTTATCTATCCACTCATCAATATAATCCCATATGCGAGAAGCCAACTCATAGTTTGGACCAATGACCCAAATATTGTGTCTCGGCATAAACATTTCTCTCAATGCTAGATATGCACCCAGAGTTGATTTACCTAAACGTTTTGCAGACGCGACTACAGTAATACGCCCCATCCCTTTTAGAATTTCTTTCTGTACAGGATGGGGATAAAATTTAATTATATCCTTTAGTGCCGAGTAATTTACTTTTTTCATTATACGACGTCAACCCTTTCCTCTTCTATTTCAACTCTACCATATCGTAAGTCTTTAGTGTCTGGAAAATCTTCTTCAGCCTCGGTGTATACTGGGTCTGTAATTTCCCGTATCTTTTGATCAGTCACAACTTTATCAGTAAACATTGCATGCATCTTACCCATGTTTTCTAATAGTCTTGTTTTTTCAGCGATAGTAGAGTGATCACTGTTATATAGTTTATACATTTCTTTCTTAACGAAATCTGGAGTGACATCTTCAAATAATAATTCTGCCACAAGTTTTGGATCTTTCCTTCTAACTCTTTCTAGTACTCTATGTGCCATAGATCTGACGCGTGCTGACTCCAACCTCTTATCGGGGTATGGTTTAATTTTATATACCGCCCTAAAGGCTTCCGACATATTGCCGGTCTGAGAGTATATGTATACGAACTTACGTTCATTTACACTTACACCACGAGGCTTCCTATATTTATTATCAAACGGATTCCACGGTGGGTGGAAGCCCTTTCTAGCCTTGTATCCATGCCATCTCTGGTCATCTGGGTCCCAATATGCCCCAGTTGGGTGCGGATGTTCCCTTGTATATAATGTTTTTGGGTCTATTTCCGGAGTTTCCGGAACTTTTTTATCGTCTTCCATATATCTAAGTATAACACACTTTAATTTTGTTATCAAGTGTATCTAACAAAAACCCCCTTTCGGGGGCTCTCATCGGTCGCGTTTTTGTTTGCATTTATGTAACCAGATCGGCGGAACAATTAAGGCAATAACCCGCCTCTTACGTTATACTTCCTATAACGCTAATGTTTAAGCATATTAAATGTTACCATGTTGGCTTTATCGGTACAGGTTTTGGTTCTGCTGGTTTTTGCCCTACGCTAGGTATTTCCATAAGATGATTTATTGAATCCTTATTTGGAAACGCTGGTGTTTTAGCCACCCATGCTGGATATCCGCTTTTCCATTCCCAGTCTCTTCTCTGTTCTGGGCTCATATTCTGCCATAATCCTGCACCATAATCTTTGAATGATATTCCATTATAAGAAGGAACTGGAGGTTGAGTCGGGGTTTCTGGAGTCGTCGGTGATGGTACTCCATTCGGTAATGGCCTAGATTCAAGCTGTGCTGGTGGAGTATTTGGTTGTGTTATGGTTTGTTTTTGATCCATAGAACCAATATAGTCAGATTGAAGAATTGGTATTTCTCGCCTTTCTCCAGTCTGTGAGTTATACACATACTTGTACCCAGGTCTTGGCTCTACCGCGAAATACCGCAATGGACCAGGTTGAGGACTCCATTCACCCGAATATTGTGTCTGTGAGTTTGCTAAAAAATCGGCATAAACATTTCTCATGGGTGTTTGCATCTGTGGCATAGGTGCAACAGGCGCAGGTTGGAATGGTCTTCCAGGCGGAGTAAATGTTCCAGACTGAAATGGTACTCCATTCGGTAATGGCTTAGATTCAAAAGGTCCAGGTTGTAACGGTGGTCCTAAATCTGAACGCCACGGTTTATACGCTGGGAATACAGAAGGAGCCTTCTGTGTTTTCTTACTCTTGGCCGTATTAATTGAACGGTTATTGTTTCTTTTTATTTTTGCCATATACCTTTGTTATATTCTAATTATAACATATCCTACACAATTTTTCAAGACTACGTTATACTCCCTATAACGCTAATGTTTAAGCATATTAATGGATTCCTTTCCCGCTTTCTGTCTATCTTACACATCACTGTTACTACGTTTCCCTCGGCAATAGATTGTTTATTCTTTTCATACACCCCAGAGAATACGGGCACTTCCGTAGAACCTGTCGAGTCTAGTACTGTTATGACATACATAGATGCCTTATTCTTTAGTATTATTTTCTTAACGCCAGATATCACCCCGCCTATCTTGACAGTTTCCCGATTATATGTTGCTAATTTAGATATATCTAATGTCCCGTGTCTTCGTATCATATCTTGATATTGCCTTGCTGGATTAGACGATATATAGAATCCTAATAATTCTTTTTCCCAAGATAATTTCTTACCAACAGTTACTTCGGAAATATTTGGTAATACAAGCTCTGGCGCTAAATCTCCACCTTTAATAAATTCAACAATTGGTTCTGCAGCAACTAATAACTGATGTCTATTTGGATGTAATACTTCTAATGATCCTGATTTAGCCAACACTTCAATAACTTTTTTATTTATCCCAACGTCTGAAATTCTATTTATAAAATCTAATAATGAAGTGAACGGTCCATCTTTTCTTTTCTCAATAATATTTTCTAATACTTTAGAATGCATTCCCTTAATCGATGACAATGCAAACTTTATAATATTACCAGTCCCATAAAAATTATATTGACTCTTATTTATATCCGGAACCAAAACTTTTATTCCCATATCGTTTAATTCAGCCAGTAGTTCTGCGATTCTTTCTATATTGTCGTCTGAATTCATTTCAGAAATCATAAACTGTAATGGGAAGTTTGCTTTTAAGTAAGCGGTCTGATAAGCAATGGTTGCATATGATACTGCATGTGCTTTATTAAATCCATATCTATCGAAGGGAAGAATCAATTGCCAGAATTTTTCTGCCACATAACTTGATATACCATTTTGTTTACAACCATTCTTAAGTTTACTTTCTTGTTTCAATAATAGTTCAGTGTCTTTCTTTCCAATCGCTTTCCTTAACGTATCGGCTTCTGATAGTGTAAACCCTGCTAATGCACGACAAGCAGCCATCAACTGTTCCTGATATATCATGATACCATAAGTATCCTTCAGTATTGGTTCAAGCAACGGATGTAGGTACTCTACTTTTTCTTTTCCATGCTTCCTAGCGATATAGTTAGGGATAAGATCCATTGGTCCTGGTCGATACAATGAAATCATTATGGTTATATCGTTGAATTCAGTTGGAACCAATTCTTTCATATACCTTTTCATTCCCGCAGATTCCATTTGGAACACAGATGTTGTTTTACCTTGTTTTAATAGATCAAAGGTTACCTTATCGTTGTAGGGTATCGTGTCTAAGTCAATATTAAATCCTAATTGTTCTTTAACCAGTTTGATGGTATCGCTTATGACTGATAAGTTTCTTAAACCAAGGAAGTCCATCTTCAATAACCCCATTTCCCCAACCATGTTCATGTCATACTGGGTAGTAACGAAGTCATCACTGCTAGTGGACCTTTGTATCGGGACGTACTCACTTAAGGGTCTATCAGATATGACAATACCACAAGCGTGGGTAGATGCATGCCTAACAACCCCCTCAAGGGCTATTGATATGTCAATTAGTTCCTTAGACCCTCTATACTCGTCTTTTACTTCCTTTACGGTCTCAACGGCGTCCTTTAACGACATATTCATAGGTATTGCCTTGGCTATACGGTCACATACCTTTAAATCAACCCCCATTGCCCTCCCAGCGTCCCTAACGGCGGTTCTGGCGAACATAGTACCAAATGTGATGATCTGAGCCACATGGTCCTTGCCATACTTCTCTGAAACGTACCTTACTACCTCATCCCGACGCCTATCCTCAATATCCATGTCAATATCGGGTGGACTTATCCTGTCTGGGTTCATAAAACGTTCAAAGTACAATTCGTGCTTAATAGGATCTATGTCGGTTATGTTTAAAAAGTAGGATATGATACTCCCAGCAGCTGAACCACGTCCAGGCCCAACGATAATCCCTCTCTGTTTTGCCCAAGATATGATATCATTGACAATTAACATATACGTGGCGAACCCAGTCTTGGCTAT